CCTCTACGACAGATGATATCCAACCTCGTAGCCGTATCTAAGTTTACTACACTCATTGCAGCAATTGTTTTACTATATCCATCTGACTATCCTCCTCTTTGAGCTCTCCTCTCTGACCCTGACGCTGTGATATAAGCTTACTCTGTTCGACTGTCTGCTTCGCCACCCGCTCGTCCTTTCTGTCCTCCTTGAAGGTCTCTAACTTTTCTTTGAACTCCTGTTCCGTTCCTCTGATACCAAGCAAGCCCTGCGCCTTGATAAGCTCCAGCTCCTTCTTGAAGGTGTACTCAACCTCCAACATCTGAGCTTTAATTTGAGCTTCCATCTGCATCTTCTGCATCTCGATCTGGGCTTGCATTTGTATCTCCTGCATCTTGGCCTGAGAAGCCGCCTGAGCCGCCTGAGCTTGTGCCTGAGCTTGTGCCTGAGCCTGAGCTTGCATCTGCTCTTGCTGAGTCTTAATGCGCTTCTTACGTCTAACGATAAGCAAACGCTCCGCTTGGTCTACATCCCTTAACTGACGTATAGCCAAAGCGTCTTCTACGTCTATCTCCTTTTGACTCAAGGCAACCTGTATGTTCTGCTCTAAGTACTGACGATCCTTCTCGTCCATATCCTTGTTGACAAGAACTCCGAAGTTGTGCATAGGCAGATCGTTGAAGCTGGACATAACATCCATATTCTCCTTGCCTATAGCGTTCTCATACACCCTGTACAGTATAGAATCGTTAGGGAGTATCTGCAAGCACTTAATTATGTCCTCTACAACAGACTGATACAATACCATCGTACAATGAGTGATATCGTAAATAGCGTTATTGCCAGCTGCTATAGCGTTCTGCTGAACACCAACCAACGTCTCACCCTTAGGTGTGCTGCCGTCCATCATCTCGTTGATGCCCGTAGCGTCCCTAATCATATTCAGGTAGTGGTTGTACAACCCAATAAGCTCGTTGATATTCCTGATGGTATTCTCAAGCGGTCTAACAGGAGGGTTTTGAAAGCCACCCTCTGGGTTCTTGCTCCTGTAGTAGAACACACCAGTCTGCTCGTATATATCCTGTATATCAAGAGGCTGTAGTTCTCCTCCTCTACCCAGCTGCACATTCTCCAACCCTTCGATATCTACTATCAACCCGTCGGGCTTGGCTTTAGCAACAGCCTGTTGTATCTTCAAGTGAGTGAGCTGAAGCATATCAGCAAACCCAGTGATGCCGCCGACCATGCTCTTAGGCATCATACTCATCAGGTTGGTCGCAACAACAGAGTAGCTCAATCGAGCCTTGGAGATGTCGTATATATTCTTCGGTACGTTTGGCTTCTTCTCGTAGTTAAAGATCTTGCCGCACCCCATGATGTACTTACCCCCATAAACACACATGTTAGAGAGCTTATGAGGGGTTCTTTCGAACACAGAATTCTTTGACCCCTTGTACTCATCACCTTTGTAGTAAAACCCTACGTTCCCGTACTTACTCTGCTTTTCCTCGAAGTACACGTCGTCTATCGTCAAGAACTCAAAGTCCAAGACCTCTACTATATACTCCTCGTATCCGTACACCTCCCGTTGAAGAAAGTTGTCGTAGTACCTGTTGCTAAAGTTAGAGGTGCTGTTGGTGTACTTACCTTTAACCTTCATAGCCATCTCCTCGTACTCCTTATCCGTGAACTGCTCACCAGCTATACGCTTCAGCTCTTGTATGGTCATCTTCTTTACATGACCAGCGTATGACAGATCACCGAAGTTAGGGTCCTCAGTGTAGCTGTGTATAAACGTTGATGGGTCTACATACTCTTCTACTATACCGTGACTTGGGTCGTTCTGCCTTTTCACGACAGCCATACCAAGAGCAACCAGATCGTTTACACACCTTCTAAGCGTCGTCTCATCGAACTTGTTCCACTTAAGCGTCAGGTCAGCAGAAATCTGAGCAGCTATCTCAGCCTGTGTCTTTATGTTACTATCCATAAAGATCTCCACCTCCTCCAACGTGTCAGGAACCTCCTCAAGGTTGGTCTTGGTCTGAATCCCCATAGACTTCATCTGCTCGAAGAACTCCCTGTTCTCCACCTGCATCTTAATCTCCCTCTTCTTAGAGTCTTTTTCACTCGTAGACAACGGATCGACTGCTCTAACGTTGGGGTATAAGTTCTGAGAAAGTATCTTGTTGACAACGATCTTTACGAACTTAGGTACGATAGGAACTGGCGACCAGTCCAAGTTCAACAAAGTCCCGTCCCCATTGTTTGGATCTAAACTGGTAAGTATCTGCTTGTATACAGCGGTGTCCTGCGTTCCGTTAGCGTAGTCTCTGTTTTTCTGAAACTCTCGAAGTCTCTTCCTGTACACGCTGCCGTCGTCGTCTATCCTACCCCACTGATTTTCAATAGCCTTAGCGTACTGTAAACCATAGTCCTTCTCAGCTTTTTCAGCTGGTTTGGCTAAAGGGTTTGGGAACGTATTCGACTTTTTATTATTACTAGGCAACATATTTCTTCAGATGGTCGCTTGCGCAAATATAATGCATTGACAATCACACATTATATTTATACCTTCTGAAGAATTTCTTCTCATCGAAGTTGGTTTTTGGCTTAACATCTTTAAATTTCTGAGCTGCCAATAAAGCCAACCCAGAGCTGATTGTCAAGTCAAACTTTGTTCTCTTGTCTATCCTATAGCCTATCCAGTCCTCTAACGTCCTGTTGAAGTACATATTCCCCATCGTGTTGGTCTCTATGTTTTCACCAACGTGGGTGTGTATATACTGCTCTATAGCCTGGGCGTGGGCGTGTATTACGTCCTGAGAGTTAGAAGGTATGCCTTTGGTCTTTTCAGATATGTGAGGGTTAGATCCTGGAGGCTTCAAGTGCTTTGGCCTTTCCATCACATAACCATCAAAACCCCTTGACTCAAAGTACCTTACGATGCCGTACTTGTTGTTCTCTATAAGCAACGGGTAGCCGTAGAAAACAGCGCACATGAGCACATCCTCGTAGAAAATCTTGGCTATATCAGGACGCGCTGCGTACTCCACGACAAACATATTGCTCGGAAAGGACTCGGACATGCTGAACTTGTTGTACATATGCAAAGCCCCCTTAGAACCCCTACCATCTACAGTAGCGTCCAGATCATAGCTATCCACGCCGCCGCAGCCGAACTCTTCGTTACCAGGCCACCATCTCCCGTACTTGTAGTACTTGTTGTTCTGCTTCTCTGTTGGTGGCATCCATGAGACGTAGAACCTTCCCTGAGCATTCGGTGAGAAGATGACCCTATCGTCTTTCTTCTCCCACATAAAGCTCCCCCTGATGACAGGGTTTGTCTTCATATTGTTGTTGTAGTCTATCTGCTGATAGATCTTACCGACATTGAATATACTGCCCTGTACGCTATCCCTGAACGCCTCGTCCTCTGTCATAGGGAACTGCCTGATGACCTCATTGAGTTCAGAAGCATCGTGTTTCATAGCGTCGCGCTCGTTCATCAAGTACGACTTACTACCTATCTTAATGTACGTCCCGTCTAACGTCTTTATTGGCTTTGACGGATCGTCTACAATAGGATTTCCGTAAACATCGAAAAAACCCTCTAATGCTTCTGAAGCGGGAATGAACAGCCTGTACAATCCAGTCTTTGTTCTTCCATTAGCGTTGCGTTGTAGCGGATCGCTATCTTCCCACAGCTTCTTGTACTCCTCACCTCCTTTGTCCATAGGATTGACAGTACTACCGACCAACGCCTTGCCGACCACCGTTCTACCGACGATAAGACAGGTACGCTCAATGCGCCATGCCTCTCTTATGTCCGTTGGCTTCTCCCACTTACCCGCCTCGTCGAGGTACAGCATATGAAGCTTCTCACCATCGTATGCGTTGTTCGTTGTGTTCTTCCAGTTGATGACAGTGTTGAGAGCATCGCCTCGATAGGACGTCTTGTTCTTCTTGGTGATACGCTTAGATGGCTCACGGAAAGCCAGCTCCATACGAGGGTTGGTAGTACCATCTTGGATAGGTTTGAAAAAGAACGGGTAGTTTCTGAATATAGAAACAACCTTCTTCATGAAGATATTCTCCTGAGCGTCCTTACCTGTCTTTGATTGTATACCAAGCAGCTTGTCTTTTACTTGGGTGGCCTCGTCGTCGATAACAGCCGAGCATATGTTCGTATAACCAGATCGTCGTCCTTTGGTGTAAAGCTGTCCCAAACAACGGGGGTCTACCTCACACGCTGCCATGTGGATGAAGATATCTCGCTGGAACTTCAGATAAGACGGATACCCTATGTCTATCTTGCTCCACTGAAGAAACATATAGTGCCTCCCTGTTATGTAGGTAGGAGTGCCGTTATTCATAAACCACACACCCTCTCTACGCCTCTTAAACTCACGTTCTATGTAGTCAGAGTATCTGCTCCTGAACTCTTTTGGACGTTCTAACCACTCGTCCATAGACTTGATTTTATCAAGCTCTTCAGGAACAGACAACCTGGACCAGCATTGATTTTTTTTAGGGAGGGAGCTGAATAGTATCTCCGACTTAACTGGCTTTTTAGGGAGAGCAATAAACAGATCACCGATAACCTCTACATCACCTATAGTCCCCTCAGGGTCTATGATGATTACTTCTTCATCGTATCCTTCTAATTCGGTGATCATTGATTGAATTATTCTTTTACAAACACGCCATCAACGGTAGTGCCTTTTCTATCGACAATCTCATCATATGCTTGCCGCAAACACTCAGCAGGATCGAGACCAAGCTGTGCCGACAAGATAATAAGCGTTACAAGGCTATCTCCGATCGCGTCGATCGTGTCATCACGCTTGTTCTTGGCAATAGACCCAGCCAGTTCACCAATCTCTTCTGTCACCTTGAGCATCTGACGTGTGGCGTTACGCTCTTGAATCAATCCTCGTTGATTCCCCCACTCGATGGTGGCCTGAATTAGTTCTGTGAAGTTCATTCGTGTATTCTTAAATTTTCTTGTTCTAAATACTGAAGCAGCATACTTCTGAGTTGTCTGACTACAAGCAGCTGTGATTCATCTAAGTCCTCTGTATTCCATTTGAGCAGCTCTCGCATATGCTCGTCCATTTCTCTGACGACATACTTCCACTTTGCCCCGTTCATGAGGCTGTCAAACCTCTCTTGCTGGTCAGGGAGATTGAACTCAAGTGTTACTTTCATGATTCAGGGTTTAATTGTTTTTGTTGCAATTCACGCACATCCTCGGCAAGGTCATCGACGCGACCTTCGAGGTGAACGAAATCGTTGTCTAATTTTCTGAGATGCATTCCCATGTGATCAAGTACTTTGGTCTGCTGACCCACAAGACGCTCTAATTCTTTGCGCTTTTGACGTTCGTAAGTAATAAAGAACGGTAGTGAGATTATTAATACACTTATTGCTATAGTGGATGCCATCATTTGTCAGTGGTGTTTGTCAAGTATCTTGCGCAGAATACATGACATGAATCAATATTTTACTTGTAAGTTCTTGACACATTCTTGCGTGAAATGTCATTCACTAAACGTAAAATCAGTGGTTTATGAATGAATTCTCATTCAAAGGTTTCGTTGTAGTATTTCTCGCAGCTGTTACGATGACATGGAACCCATTGACCGCCTTCCATATATGCATCCATAATCTGCTCCTTCTCCATTGCCTTAGCTTCTTCGAGCTTGGCTTTGTAGTACGGGTCATCCCAATCAATCGTTGGGAGTTTGCTGACCAACCAATCTATTGCTGTTTTCATTGCTTCTAATTTTTACCAATATTTCTGTTTACTGACGTTTATTTGAACGATTAGCCTATGTTCTGCATCTTTAATGATGCATCTTGACATCACAGATTGTGATCTCAAGTATACCCGTTACGGATTATTCGTTACGACATATTCGTAATCAACAGTCATGCTTTCAATCAGCATCTCAAGGTAGTGCTTGGCCTTGTTGAGGTCGTCCAAACCACCTTTGTCCTTGTACCTGCATACGTACTTGATGATGTTCCCTTCTACGAACGGGATGTTGTTCGCCATGCAGAACTCGTAGACCTCTACGTTCATCTTCTTGTAGTGGTTACCACCTATTTGCTTGTCTTTTGCGCTCATGTAAATTAAATTTTGTAGCCGAAATGGGACTCGAACCCACACGACCCTTCGGGTCAACAGATTTTAAGTCTGTCATGTCTACCAATTCCATCATTCGGCCATTGTACTCCCGACAGGATTCGAACCTGTGGCCGTCTGCTTAGAAGGCAGATGCTCTATCCAACTGAGCTACGGGAGCGTGTATGAGATATCGTTCATTAAGCTCATTAAAAGGGCATAATGAATGAGATACGCATCATTGCACGAAAAGGCTTAATGCTATCAAGAGGTCAGCAACCGTTATCATACCACTTCCGTTCAGATCGTATAACGGATTGTAAGGCGGTGGCATACCAGGGCCGAGGTACATCAGCAGATAAGACAAAAACTCGAAGTTTACTGTTATTTGTGTAGTCATGTATAAGCAAATTTAGCAGTCAGGGCAGGATTCGAACCTGCAACCTCTATTACTTTTATCATCCTCAGCGTAAATCACAGCTTCCAAACGGAATCAATTTTCTCTAGCGGATTTCCCATTTCCCACCTGACTAAGATGTCGTTTTTAAAGGACACTACCGATTGCTTAACCTAAATAGCTTTAAACGACCAAACCTTTGTAGGGACGACAGGGCTTGAACCTGTGACCTTGACTGTATAAGAGTCCTGCTCTAACCAGCTGAGCTACGTCCCCAACTGATGCGCCTGTATGAAACGTAGAGGCGCAGAACTCTTTGCCGCGAAGCAAAGAACAGATCAAAGTTAATCTTTTTTCTTCCTTTCGCTGCCTTTTAGACGACTTTTTTCTCTTCTTCCTCTGTTAACAGACGCTGGTTCTACCCTGGTTCCGTTCTCGTCGTGGTGGATATCCTTCCCGTCACCTTTCTTTACCCTCCCCTCTCTTTCAGCCTTCCTTCTGTTCCTATTTCTTTCGGCTCTCTTTTTCTTCTGCTCTTCGGAAGACTGAAAATCCTCATACTCTTGCTTGTAGTTTCTCTTTATTACTTTCATCACTTTGAATATTTCTCTGCAAATCCGCCGCCGTAGTCCTTCTCCTCGTCTATAGACCCCTTCTCGCTTAAGTCCTTCACAAACTGATCCAGCTTCTGCATCTCAAGGATGAGCTCCTTGCAGTCAACAGCCGTTTGCTTGATAGACTGAAGCTCAGCCTTACGTGCGCTGCCATTGATCTCAGGATCGACAGGCTTCTTTACCTCCTCGATCATGTTGTCTATGGCAACCTCCATGCTCTTCATCAACCTTACGGCTGCGTCTACGGTCTTGAACTTATCCTGTGACATACATAATATCTTCTTCCCTCACGCGAAAATACACTCGATCGTCTATAGTAACCTCGTAGTCAGAGTTCTTCTTAAAACCTACTTTATCATTTAGTTGAACGTCTATATCGTAACCTACTGGTAAACAGGTAACTATAGCTTCGTTCTTAATCTTTTTGTTTAAGTGATCTAATATAATCAACTCAGAATCAATGACTTCCTCTTCTTTAGTTGACTCAAGCAAGAACCACTTAGACAGGCAGTGTATCTCCCCGTCCTTGTTCTTGTAAGCAAAAGCTTGCGACATGGTAGGTCGATCTGGATCGTAGTGAACGAAGTACTTGTCTTCCTCCCAATCGAGCTTCTGACCTCCGTTGATAACCACCAAATGGTGGAAGTACAGGGTGTCGCCAACAGCTACAGGGGTGTCGTACTTCTTCGGCGTTGCCACTACCTCACCTTCAACTACTCTGTGCTTAAACTCATCGAACTTATTGTCTACGAACAACTTAAGGCCGTTACTTAAAGTAATTTCGTCGTTAAGAGGCTTTTCTATTTTGACAATGAACGATTTAATAGAATTCATGTAAATTAAAAGTTTAAGTCCATTTCAACTACAGTAGGCATAGAGTCTATGACCTTCCAAATACTAGATCCTTCAGGAGTCTCTACGTATATGAGGAACCTATTCTTAGCCGAGAAGTGAAAGTGTCTTTCGTCGAATACAATAGCTGTAACCTTACCCGTGGGGTTAGCAGACGGACCGACTGGCATACCTACATAATAAGCCATACCGTTCTTAGGCTCTTTGCCTATAACGATCTTTCTAATAACACCTAACTCCATCAGTTCAAGCTTATACCAGCTCCGTTGATAAGGTCATTGAAGTCAGAATCTCTATCGTACGCGACTTGAACCAATCCATTGACTAAGTCAACTTCCATTTGGTTGTCAAGCGATATGTAAACGTCTGAGTTGACCATAGGGCCTTCGTCCGACTCTTCTATATTAGCCACCACCATAGAGAATAACACAGAGTCTTTCAGGTCAAACTCTTCTATCATCGCCTCTATCTCTGAAGATATCTCAGATATTCTCTCTTTAAACCTTTCTTGATTAAACTTCATATCTTATCTTGTTTGATACAAATTTAATCATCAAACAATGCCGCAGGTTTCGAAGAGAAAGAAAAACAGGAAGTCCATGTTTAGAGACTTCCTGCATCGTAACAACGTAGAAAACAACTATTTAAAGTACTACAGGAAGAAATCCATTGAAGTGTCTAAAAAGTACGACATATCCGTGGTGCAGCTACAATTCATCTGTTGGGCATACGATTTGGAGTTTTTTACTATATACCACGCAGCAGAAGACAACGAGTACAGCTATCCACACGTAGAGAACAGGATTATATACCCTCTGTTAAAGAAGGGGCTGCTCTACAAGTACTACGACAAACTCTCACCGAGCGCACAGATAGACAAGCAGATGTTCGACGAGAACAAGTTCAACTACAGAGTGAGGTACGCGCTGACTCAGAAAGCAAGGAATGCTGTAAAACTTATGTATGATTAAAAATAGTTGTAAGTAAAATCGTGATTAGTCGGGAAAATCCAAGGAGACTGGCTAAGATCATAACCAAGTCCATAAAGCGTTGTTCCACTAAAAGTTGTAGCAGTTCCATCAACAGATGACACTTGAATTCGATTCTGTGTGTAGCTTTGATTTGGACTAATGGTTAATTGTAATGTAAGATAAGAGTTTGGGCTAATAAAAAAGCCTGGTGACTCCAAAAATTCATCGTTATCAAGATCTACTGCTATTTGATAATGATACGTAGCAAAATTAAAACTAGCCCCTTGGTATATATTCCCGTATGTGTGATCAAAATCTCCTTGAGAACCAGCGTAATCAGCCGCTGCCGTTATAGTTGGATTTAAAAGTCTTATGCTTTGGCCTTCGCCACCAAACCATTCACCACCATAAAATATAGAGTTATATATATCAACATTAATCTCTAAACCAAAGTCAGATGGTGAATCAAAAATTAATGGGCTGGGGTAATCAGTGACAAGATTTGGAGAGTAGTCTCCAAGAACAATCACAGTAAAAGGAACGATAAAAGTGTTGCCTGATATAGTAGGGTTTATATAAGTTGTAGAAAATATCTGCTCTATCGAACCAAAAACACTTGATATATTATTTTGAATCAAACCAACCTGAAAATCAGCTAAAATGGGAGACGCAGCTACATTTCCGTTATCGCATTCATAGTTTATAAACGGAAAGCCCAAAACATTAGAAACCGACATCTGATCTGATTGAGTAAATAAACCAAGATCTACACCTTGATCTATTATTATCTCGTAAGTAGTCTCTGTATTAATAGATGGCGTTATTAAGCACGTTCCGTCTACTATATCGTCTGGAAAAGTAACTGTAAAAGATGCGTTGTAAGAAAGGTTATAAGGTGTGTTATCAAAAACTTGTGCAGTTGACGCCGCAGTATCTATTGTAGTTATGACACTCCCGTTTTGGTATATGTTAAGAGTAAGCGGAATGTTTGTGTTTGTTGAACCGCTTTGTGTGTATATACTAGGAAATGGGTTTAAATCCTCACCATCAAAAGACAGCCTCATAGAAAACAAAGCGGAGTCGTTAATAGTTAAGAAACTAAAATTATCAAAAGAATATGTATAAGTCCAAGGGTGTTGTATTGCCGTCTCTTCTTTTGTCACCTCTTTTGTAAAATCTCCGTCTTCATAATAGTTATAACTCTCCCCATTAGCTGTCAAAATGGTTTGCCCTATAGTAACCTGATAAAAAAGAGGTGTTTGTTTTAATATAGGAGAGACAACATACTCAGAGGCATAAGGATCAAATGTTATGTGGCCGTTCAGTATACTGCCAGCTTCCTGTATAACATATTGATCTGTGACCAGTTGTGTAAATTCAGCGGACATTACGGTCCTTTCTACACCACCATTTTGTGCATCAATTTGATACGCTGTTACCGTTATGGGTAAATCAAGGGTTATCGTAGGAGTACCTGGGGCTGGGTTTGGACTTATCGGAGGGCCTGGATCTGGTAAAGGCTGAAACTCAACGTCTATGTTTAGCGTTACAGAGTTGTTTGTGCCGTCGTATGACTCGTCAACTGTCAGGTCGTGAAAATCATAAACCAAGACTATTTCTTCAAATAGCGCTGTATTGTCAATAGCATAGCTTATTATTTGTGCTGTAGAGTATGTTGAGTTTATTGACTCAAAAGAAAGAGCTGGAAATACTGTAAGGGAGTACTGAATTGCACCTTCAGAAATTTCGTTTGTGATCAATACTACCTCTGTTGGAAACAATACAGACTTAGACAAAACAAGAGTTGTTTCTACGCCATTAACAGAAACAGAGTCTACATTAAAACCAGTTCCATCAGAATAACTAAAAGACGCAACACTTGACTGATCTACTAAAACCAAAAACTCTTCACTAAAGTTAACAGATCTATTGACCGTAAAGTTGGTTGCGTTGTTTGTAATTAAAACAGTTACAGAAAATTCTATGCTTCCTAAGGACTCAACAACAGAAAAATCAGTTATTGAGAATAATGGCGATAAATCAGGCGGTTCAATTCCTAATAAATTTAATCCGCTACCGCTTAATCCTAATTTTAACATGGCTTATAGTATACTCCTTTATTATCTCTGTACGCTCTCAAGCATCTCTTTCTGTTGTCTTCGTTATGTTTATACGAGACATGGACCCAAGCTGGGGAGGCGTCGTCGCCGAACTCCCAGATCAGTTGATCAAACTCAAGATTATTCTTAATGTAATCGAAGACTTGTTTATTCGTGAGACCACCATAGATATCGGCGTCAATATCCAAGGCTTGTCCCACCATATGCTGCGATGTTGAAGATCCTCCAATGGCTTTGTTTAATTTTTTTGACCTATACCCTGACGTAACCCCTAACGGAACGCGAAAGTAGTCTCTTACAGGCTGAAAAACCTCATTCGCTATGTGCTTAAGGTTTGCTATTACTTCCTTTGGCGGTGTGTTGTCTATATCCAGCCTCGTGGCTGTGTTGCTCTTCACGCACTCTTGCAGGGATAAGTTCTTGCTTAATTTCATTTTAATAGCTTCCTGGTTGGTATCCTTTGTCAATCACAAACTTCTTTGGTATCTGAACGTAGTCTTCAGAAACAGATACAAATGGCTTTCCAGTGGCGTCAAGCATGGCAGATTGTTTCATTCTCGTTGCATCGGTAGGAAGGCCCCACTTCTCAGTGTACTGCTCTGGCGTAAACTTCCATGTGTCTGCGCTTGTCACTTTATAAATAAGGTTTGTTCCGTCGTCGCTTATTAGATCAAACTTCTGCTGGTGACCAGCTATGTTTATGATTGGGTTGAACGGGTTGTGACCCTCTTCAGCCAACATCCTAAACGACTCTGGAACACCTTCTGAATTTACTTTTAGATCATAAGTTCTGGTTTTAGTATTCCATCCATTAACCTTCCCTTCCACCTGTCTTGAAACATCACTAAATACACCCTCGATAATCTTGGTTCTGTCATCGAAGAAATTTCGGCGGGCTGCTGATGCGACCATATTAGGATCAGAATACATTCCTGACAATGCCTTTTCAATAGCTTCATGCGTATTGACAGCATCGTCGTACACTTGTTCTAATCCTCCGTAGCGATCTACGTTAAACTTCAGAGGGTTGTCTATAGATGTGGTTGTCGCCATAGGCAGCTCTACCACTTTCATGTCACCATACCTATCAAAAAAGTCTCTGAATGTGGACCTCACGAAAGCGTCAGCCTCTTTGCTCACGTTTGTATTGAAGTTAGAGAAGTCTCCGTATATGTACGCATTAACTGGGTTTGGCCCTTTATCAGGGATATAATCAGATCTAAGGCTAAGACCAGTATAGTTTATTTTTCTATCTTTCCCAAGGACATTACTTGGTTTTTTCAAGTCCCCAAAAATATTATCCATGTACGTCGATGGCGCCCCTCCTGACTTGTTCATATAGTTACGAGCAAGCAGCTTTAGAGCGTCTTTAACAACTGGCTTGTTTGCCAATGCTTGTACACCTCTATTCGCACCGCTCAGTGTCATGTTGGCGAGTTGACTATCATTCAAAACATCATTTAATGTTCTTGTTTTTGGAACTTTTTGGGTTAGTTCTTTTGACAGGAACTCATACAAAACATCTTTTTCATCAGGATTAAGCTCTATACCCTTCTCCCTCTTATCCATTATATTGCGAAATCTAACACGTTCTTCATTGTATTTCCTGTCGAGTTCATCTATTTTTATTTTCTGCTCGTCGTAAAGCCTCATTTCTTCGTCAGCGGTTCCAGCTTTATTCATTAGCTCATCATACTTCTCTTTTATCAACCTAACTTCATCGTCCAATTCAATAGCATTCATGTCACTGTATCGTGTCCACACTCCGCTACCCATGTTTGGTCGAGAAATCAAACCTCCTGAGAATCCTTTTGATGGGTCTGGTTGTAAGTATTTATCTATAGCTTTTAATACGTCAGGAGACAACGCATAGTTTATACCTGACTTAACACCCGCCTTGGCTCCAGACTTAATGACGCTCATACCGCCCTTTGCTGCCATACCAACCGCAGGGCCTACGATAGGCAAAGACGCAGCGATAATATCCGTCGCGTCTAGTACTTTATCAAGCGTAGAGGCGTCCTTTGGCGGAGCAAACAACGGGTTGCCACCTACAGTACCCTCTCCAAGCGCCCTGTTGATCGTTCTCATAGTGCCAGGTACGCCTGTCATCTCCTGCCCCAACATAGAGATCATACGCGCCTGATCGTACATAGACTGTGGTGTCCTGTACTGCCTAGCCAATTGACCCAAAGCACTACCCTTAACAACCTCCTCAAGCCCTGCAAGCGGGGCGTTATCGTCGTATACCGTAGCTTCGGGGAGTAGTATAGGTATCTGCTCTCCTGTTTCTGGATCTACGCGAATCTGAAACTGCCCAGGCAGCCTGTAACCTGCCTCTGAATAAGCTGGGTAAGCTTTTGTGACGTTTTGTTTTTTGGGGTCTTTTATCGGTTTCATCTAATGCAGGTGTGTTACGGCTTGCACGAAGGGTCTCTCTTTCGCATAGGTATGCCATCAACAATGTGTATGGTGTTACAATCATTCTTACCACCGACTCTAACGTCTTGTTTTTTGTTCTTAAGTGTTACTATGTCTGGTCGTCTTTCTTCACCAGCCTCTCCGTATATATCCATGAAGTACTGAAGAACAGCTGGATCACGAAGCAGTTTAGCTACTTTTGATAGCTGAGAGTTGCTTACCGATGCGTTACTCCCCATTATACTGAGTACATCCTCGCCTGTTATAGCCCTTCCAGTACCTTCGTACATACCCTCTTTTTCTGAAGCTGGTTGATATAATGGGGTTTCTGTTCCTGACAAGTACGCTCTACCCGATGGCTCCGACCTTCTGTTGTAGTAGTCTTCTTCGGGAGAGAAGTCTATATTAAAACCTGATGGTTTAGTATACCTCCCCCCTCTCATAGCTCCCAACAGCGTCATAAGATCGCCTGTATCTCTACCACCTGACACCAAGGCATCGCCAAGGCGTTGTTCTGCTGTCCCGTAGACATCAGAAAGCGGTTCGTATCGAGATCTTTGCGGTAGATCTGATTTTTTTCTCCTAATAGGTATCATTGACCACCAGCTCCTATACCGAACAAGTCTATTAAGATCTTCTGAAGTGCATTTAAGTCCATAGACTCGTTAGAGAGGGGGTTTCTGTTCTTTACAAACTGATTGCGAGCGTCTTGCATACCTCCATAGGCAGCAGCTGTTGCTGGTACAGCAGCTACACCAGCCAACATAGGGATGATCTTACGCATAATCATGTCTCTTTTCGCTGTATCCTCAGGATCGTACCCTTCTAAAGCCCCTAACAGCCTATCTATGTCTTCGTAGTTACGCTGCATACGCCTCTCAGGACGGGCCATACGATAAGACTCACGAGAGGCTCTGTCTGAATCCCGCATATCTCTGTTTGTAGGCTCGTAAGACCCTCCATTCATGTAACTCTTCTTGATGCACTTCATATTGCAAATTTAAACAATATGAGATACCCAGTTTTGCCCACCATGAAGTACTAGATCTACTGATATTCCTACTTCCTGGATTACAAGACACAGATTGCCTGTATTCTAAAACTGATTGTCGATCAGAATACCTGTATCATCGTTTGGATTTGAAGCTGTTTTCTTCCTTCCAATACCACACGACTCTAATGCTTCTTTTGGATCGACAAATGTCTGGCAAAGTTACAAAAAAAAATCGACAATGTCAACCCTTGTAGTATTAAATCCTGTAAAATCGCCTAAAGGATGAGAAGAACAGCCTCTAAAAACGCTTCTACCGCGTCTTTATGCACGATAATACGTAAGATCATGAAAAAATGACGAATTTTTGCACACTACCCGCGCCTTTTTGCAGAAAATAGCTCAGAAATACAGGGGTAGGGGAGAATATATATTTTAAAACGTTTGAATACGCAACCCGAAACGGATTTCTCAAGGGGGTGGGGTCTGCGTTAACTCATTGTCGCTCAATATTTTAGCTTTTTTGGTGCAGCTAACTCGCTGATTCTCTGCGATCTGGACGGTTTTGGGTGAAGTTTTGGTCGAAATGGGAAGGTCTAACGAACTGAAACACAGGACAATCCCCACAACCATATAAACCAGATCGTGAGCACACACACGATTGCAGGCACACAACCAACACAATATGTAGTCGGCAAACTCAATTTGTTAAAATTCTCTAAATTGGTGCATAACTCGGAAAGTTTGCTATATCTTTGCCGACGAAATCAAACCCAATCAACCATGCTTAATACATTGGCACAATCACTCAGAGTCTACAATGTAGAGGTAGACGTACACAACAACGCGAAAGATGGCTTCGGCATCTCAGTATACTTGCGAACATCGCCATCGGCAACGTTGCTCATCAACACATACTTCGTGTCTGCGGACGATGAGACCATGTTCGAAGATGTTGATGGCAAACTGCTGTCATCGTATGGCGTGACATTGGATGTCATGTCAAAGGTTAACTCAAACTTGTAATTCATTCACATCAAAAATTTATAGTCATGATGTTCATCGTATTGAAAAGTCCATTGTTCAGTTCAGTTCGCGGAATTGATGGGTGCAGGACATTCGAGATTCTAACCGAAGGAGACGACAATTGGATTTCCTTGAACGAAGGATTGGATTTGAACGTATACTTCGACGATATCGAACACGATTGGAAAGCTGTCGTCTATCCATGCATTGACCAAAAGACTAACACAGACTGCGTCGTATGCCGACCAAAGGTGCATGAATGGTGGGTTCCTCCAACACGAAATGAGAAGGCAGTACAAGCATTGCGAACGAGAGAACATGATGTTCTTTGGGGAGAGAATGAAGTTCGTGTCAAAGCTGGAGATGACTATTTCCGATTGTCAGAAGCAGAGATTCAGTTTTGGGTTGACAAGTACGATGAGTTCAAATCACAAGGCATCCTCTTTTAATGCCATACGAAAAGATAGCAAAGTTCGATTGTGTCTGCGCTGAGACAGGACGAACGATTCGCAAAGGAGAATGGTGCGTATACTATCCGAAGACTCGGATGGTGTACCACCAAGACTCCAGGACAGCACAAACGTTTCGCTCGGAACGTTTCGATATGAATATGTTGAACCTTAATTATTAATCAATGCCATACTTCGCAGAATTTGAGTTCCGCACCACATCCGTAACAAACCGATATTGGAATAGCGGTATCCGTGAATTCACAGACAAACGCCATGCACAGAATTGGGCAAGCTACATGGAACGCAAAAACGGATGGAAAGAGATTGGATTTTGGGAGCACACATCACCAGATCACAACCAACAATGAACAACATGAAACAGACACGGTATGCTTGGCAGGATGGTGACAATTTGTTTGTCATTCGCATCGGCAAGACGACCAACAAGAAAATTGCCTTGCCACAGGACAAGATAGTTCAGACGTACACATTCAGCATGGAGCAGGTACGTTACATCGCACAATGCGATGCTGATGGCATCAAGCCATCGCAGAAGACCTTCTATTCGTTCGATGCGTCAAACTGCATGGACTGTCCATTGTCAGGCAACAGCGGGAACGGCAAATGTTACACCCACAAGTATATGCAGTTCAGCGGATTCATATCGATGCTTCGCTCCATCATCCGTCAAGGTTGGGAATCACGTTTGGATGCTGAAATGAGAGCAGACATCTGCAAATGGACAGAAGGCAATTTCGTTCGCTTCGGCACATACGGAGAACCATCACTCCTGCCGATTGATTTGGTAGGCGACATGGTATTGGGCGCGAAGTCTTGGACAGGATACACACATCAATCTCGCAAACCATGGGCGCAACCTTTCAAGGCTTTCTTCATGGCATCTGCACACAGCGAGAAGGATGCTATATCGATGACAGGATGGCGTTCCTTCATCGCTGAGGATGACACATCCACTACGAACGCAATACAATGTCCTGCATCGAAGGAATCAGGCTTCGCAAGCCATTGCGCTAAATGTGGTTTGTGCTCAGGCATCACAGGCAAAGGCAGCAAGAATGTCAAGATATCAACACACTAACTCAACCAACAATGAGTAACGAACAAGAGATGATGAATGTGGAATTTTGGTACAGCGATGCCATCTACGATGGAGACCAAATCATATCGAACTGCTGTTGGGTGCATCGCAAGCTGGAGAAATGGCCGAGAGAAACGGACGACCGAACGTTGATGAGGAGAGCACGACAAATCTTCGGATGGACGGGATCGAAGGGTGAATGGTTGGATGACCAAACTTGGAAGCCACGAAACGCGATGGTGCTGCTGCAAATATTAATCAATGATGACCTGGAAGCATGATGGACAAGAAAATCAAAGACAGACTCGTATACGTTGAAGAGACGTATGCAGGTGAATACGAGACATGGCAAGACCCAATCACAGGCAACCAATACCAGATCCCCATCCACATCGAACGGGATTGGGATAATGCTGAGAAGCTATAGCGACCGTCGCATCCTTCCTCGCCATCGCGCGAGGATTGATGATAGTGATGACGAATAAGAAGATAGAAAAAAAAATCGCCAAAGGCATTGTATTAACCAAACCTGTGCATATCTTTGTGCACACAAACAAACAAAAGACATGGGAACAATCATCTATGATGCATCGAAGATTGTCGAGAAGACAAAGCACGAATCGGACAAATTGCGCATATACGGGAACAGCGAAGCCAGGGTGCAATATTACTTGGAACTTCGTTTGGCTGCTGTAGGATACACAGGGTTGAATCCTGTTCCGAAAGGAATGGCTTGCGGTGATTGCGAGAAGGCAGTTCAAGGGATTGAGCACGAAGCCTTCATCCGAGTCTATCCGACATCAACGTACACAGGATATTACACAAGAATCGCTGAAGCATACACAAGGCTGCACATTGACAGCAAGACAGGCCAGCCCAAGTACAGCATCTCAATCGAACACGAGAGCGGACGACAGACATACGAATCGAATCTGACATACGAACAAGCTACATCTAAATTTCTTAATTGGTTGAAAAAGTACAAGTAATCATGAAAAACACAACAGACAACCCACTTGCGCACCTGCTCGCGCCACGTTACTGCTCCATCACTCGCCAACCTATGTTCGCAGGATGGTGTGTACTTGACGGAGATATGTTTATCAAGGATGAGCGGGATGCCATCAAGCACGTTCAGGATGTCGGATATTACGATTTGGAAGATGCATACGAGGACGAATACATCTACTACACCGAATGGCAAGACATCCCGCTCGATGAATGGGATGGGTTACCATATGCCACGGTCATCTTGAATCTAATTGACGAGATGCAAGGCTTGGTCGATACGATTCGCACGACTAAGTACATGACCGAAGTGGCAGCACCATATCAAACCATTTTGAACGCACATCGTGTATACGTCGAAAACAAAAGATTCAAATGAGCATCGTAAAAACACACCAGATCGTCAGCAAGCTGGCGGATATCGTAGAGAACGAATCAATGATGTCAAACTCATTGAACGCATTTTACGCCATCACCCTGCGGGAAAATAACATCGTCTTGCAAGGCAGCAGCAGGGATGTGCTCACGTTTGCCTTAGCTGCGGAACGGATATCAAGAACAAACGATGACATCAAATTCATAGGCAAGAATTGGGATGGGATGTATCCTGAATGTGTAGTAGAGGTAGATGGTGTAAAAATCGAAATCGTGAAAGTATGATAAGAGAAGTAAAAAGACAACAAGATGTCGTATGTCAGAAATGCGGGAAGACGCAGTACGTCCAAACTGCATTATATAGTCACCCAGCAATCAACGATAACGTATTCGTAGTCAGCGAATGTAGTATGTGTAAACAAAAGACAACAAATAAGATGCCACAGAGCAACACAATTGAACTGAAGTTTGTATCGGATTTCTTTGAGAACGGATTCCAATGGTTTGAGTTTGACACGACCAATACCATCGAATGGTTTGAACTCACCGACAACATCCAAGTGTGCGTAGAAAAGCTATGGAGGGAATCGTGTGAACCAGATCCATTGGACAAATACAAACTACGCCAAAAGATGGCTACAAAGTATAAAGCCACAATCTACGCCGAGATTGGCGGGAAGGTGAATATGGATTTTCCCATCACGTTTGTGACAACAGACTACACCGAACCAAATCCTATAAAGGATAATGCCTTGGATGATGAGGGTTACTACACAGGCCCTGAAGTACAATGGAATGTGGAAGACGTAGAAGTGATTGCTCAAAGGAGATTTCAAGCCAAGCTATCCGCCAAGGATTTGGAACGTGTGCTTGTGGCAGCATTCGAAGACAATGAGCATTTGATGGAGGTGATACACGACCAAATCGCAGAAACAATTAACTACATGATTGAAGAAGGACAAATCAAAACGCAATGAGCAGAAAAGAATATATTTACAACGTAGGTCTTTGGACTATCCCTGTTTTGATTAACGGGGATAGTTCACACCTCGAACCGAACGAAGAGATGGACCTAGAGCAGTTCGTTAACGATGCTGTAGGTTTTGTCGGGGATGGGGAGTACTTTCATTGGAGCACAGACGTTGACGAACCGTCGTTCAGCAGGTGCGAAGTATCGGGCAAGTACGATATGTGCTGCCAGATCACGATGACCATCCTTCCGTATAAATCACCTGAATCAATTGAACTATGAAAGATTTCCATCAGTACAACAGAAAACACGCCTTGATGCTATTGGCTGCCCTGGTGTTGATGTCCTTGTTAGGTCTTGTAACAGCATAAATGATGATAGTGATGACGAATGAGCAGAAACGAGAGTACATGAACAAGAAGATAGTCACAGCTATGCACTACATACGGACGAACCAATATGGTTTTGCAGGTGCTTGCCTGAATGACTACGATGCAAAGATTGGCCTTGGATGGCCTTCAGCAGAAGAACACTTAATCGAACAGCTATGCGAGACGTACCCAATATAAGAGTGTTTGTGAGTTTGGAGAAACGCAAGGGATCGTGGGTAGTGTGCGTGAGGAGGAGGGAAGACGGAACAGAAACGAAGGGAGTAAAGGGTTACTTCAACAGGAAGTTTGAAGCAGTTAAAGAAGCCAACAAGATGGCTGAGTTGATAAACACAGAAGTAGTAATAAAGCAATGACACACGCAAGCTTATTTAGCGGAATCGGAGGATTTGAATTGGCAGCGGAATGGGCGGATCTGGAGAACATATTCTCATGCGAGATAGAACCATTCAATCAACGAGTACTAAAACACCACTTTCCAAACACAGAATTACACACAGATGTCAAAGAACTACAAGCAGCTAAGTATAGAGGACGAATTGACGTCCTCACAGGAGGATTCCCATGCCAACCCTACAGCACAGCAGGACTCCGAAAAGGAAAGCACGACGAACGCCATCTATGGCCCGAAATGCTTAGAGTCATTCGGGAATGCCAGCCACGTTGGGTTGTGGGCGAAAACGTTCGCGGGCTTGTTAGTTGGAACGAGGGATTGGTCTTCGAAGAGGTGCACACTGATTTGGAACGTGAAGGCTACGAAGTACAAGCGTTTATACTTCCAGCTGCAAGCAAAAACGCGCCGCACAAACGAGACAGAGTTTGGTTTGTTGCCCACTCCAAACAGCTACGATTGGAACACGGCCAGATCGAAGGAGTCGTGGAACAAGGCGATAGAAAAGCACAAGGGAACACTACAGGTAAACCTGCGGCAGATGGCGAAGTTCGGGTTACTACCAACACCAACAGCGACGGATTACAAGGGAGCATATCCCCCGACGAGCATCGACAAGAACCCAGCGAGAAGAGGACTGCTTCGGAACGTATATCAGTACACGGGGGAGGAATATCATTCGAGAAATTCCCAACTCAATCCCCGATTTGCGGCGGAGATGATGGGCTTCCCACCGAACTGGACGGAATCACCTTTTCTAAGTGGAGAAAAGAAAGCGTGAAGGCATATGGCAACGCCATCGTTCCTCATATAGCTTATGAAATATTTGAGAGCATAAAAGAATACGAGAAAATAAGCTACCAATCATAAATGTCAAGAACTTACAAGCAAATAAGCATGAAGGACGAATTAACGTCATATCAGTACGCCACCTGCGGTCAGAGATGCTTAGACTCATTTGAGAAGCTACCCCGACCTACGTTGTGGGCGAAAAAGTTTGCGGCCTTATTGATTGGTCGGTCGGGCTGGTGTTCGAAGAGATGTGTGCTGACTTGGAGGTTGAAGGGTACGACATACAACCGCTCTTACTTCCTGTTGTATGCAAAGAAGATCCCCACCGACGGGAATGGGTTTAGTTTGCTGCCTACTCCAACAACGAAGAACGTGACGGGCGGCGCGGTGCAAGTGAACGAAAACGGCAAGAGGCAAAACAAAGGCGGCACGGAATTCAGCGCACAGCTGCACGATCTAGCGAAGTCAGGAATGCTGCCTACGCCCAAAGCACAGGAAAACAGGGACAACGCTTCAGGAAGTTCCCAACTTTCGCCCCGATTTGTAGCGGAGATGATGGGTTTTCCCGTGAACTGGACAGAATTACCTTTCCAAACTGGCGAGCCAAAAGCATATAGCTTATGAAATTTTTGAGAGTATAAAATCATATGAGAAAATCGTCTATGAAGACCTTGGTTTATTGACAAGACAATCGTAAATTCGCAAAACCTGATAATTTAATACAATGGAATCAATCTTAGACCGTCTGCGTAAGCACCACTCCAACATGGTTAGTAAGGGGTGGGAGCAAGTTAAAAAGGAGTTTGGTGTTGGTGAGAACAGAACCAAGGACAACATCATCAAGAAGGGTGCGTACATATGCGCTGCCTCAAACTTCTACCACCCGACTATCATTGCCGATGGTTTGGGTTTGCACAGGACAAGTGTTCTGCACCACACAAAGAAGCACCAAGACAACCTCTTGTACGAGGACTACAGGGAGTGTTTCATCCGAGCCCTGGACATCGTTAACGCAGTAGAGAAATCAGAACCATTCGAATCGCTAATTAAATAACCCAATTCATTACACAATGAAGATTTACAAGCAACTCCGCGAACTACAGGCGGAACTTAAAGCACCGAAGAGCCAGCGGAACACGTTTGGCAAGTACAACTACCGCTCTGCCGAGGATATCCTAGAAGCACTTAAGCCATTGGCTGTTAAGCACGGGCTGACGTTCAGAATCAGCGACTCAATCGAGATGGTCGGTGATCGTGTGTACGTTATAGCAACGGTATCTGTGACCAACGACGAAGGAGAGCACATGGAGTCAGATGGGTTTGCTCGTGAAGAGGAAATCAAGAAAGGAATGGACGGCAGCCAGATCACTGGTGCTGCATCATCTTACGCTCGAAAGTATGCACTTAATGGCTTGCTCCTGATTGACGACACTAAAGATTCTGATGCAACAAATACGCACGGCCAAGAGCCATCCACGCCCAAGGCACAGCCAAGTCAAGGCGGATCTGGAAAGTCTAACATCATGGACGATGCTGTCGCTTACCTCAAGGGTTTGAGCAATAAGACAGAGAAGGAGAATGCGTTGAAGCAGATTCTTGCCAAGCACGGTAACAACCTGTCCGACGCTCAGAAAGCAGGACTTCAAAAATGGGTACGATGAACAGCAGGAAAGCGGTATACATCTTCACCTACATCATCATTGTAGGAGCGACAATGCTGACCACCTTGGCTGGGTATGCGATTGCTGCTTTAGCTGGTAAAGACATAACGTATTGGTTGTTTGTGATTCTCTTTGGATTAATCGGCCTAAACTTTTGGTATAACACTGCTATGGATGCAGCAGAAGAAGTGATTGAAGAAAATGATTACTAAAGACGAATTGGTCGACCGCTTCGGTAAAGGTCACCTATCCTATAGCAGCATGAAGATGGCTTTAGGAGATATGAAAAACTTCGAGCGTTATATGCTTGGGTTGTTAAAGTTTGAGTCAAAGGCTTTGGACTTTGGTACGTTGTACGATATGCTGTTGTTTGAACCTGAGAAGGCAGCGAAGGTATACGTTGTTGTTCACCAAGACGAAGTGTTAGAACGCTGCTCTCCAAAAACCAGATCATCCAAAGCACCTCCAATGACAGCCGAGTACAAAGCCAAGAAGCAAGAGCTGTCCGATGAGTTAGAAGCAAAGGGCAAGGTCTTGGTGACCAAGACGGATATGCAGGTGGCGAACGACATGATCGACAGGCTTCGTTCATGCGGGTTGGTTGACTCCTATCTGAACGGCAAGTACCAAGTCGAGTTCAATGAGCAGGTCAACGGTGTACCTGTGAAAGGATTCTTGGACTGCTTGGGTAGTAACTTCATTAGCGACAGCAAGTCAACGCAATCAGTGAAGAAGTTTAAGTACAGCGTTCGCGACTTCAACTACGATATCCAAGCGTACATATACACCAAGGTGTTTGGCATCAAGGACTTCTATTGGGTGGTTCAGGAAAAAACAGAACCTTATACACCAGCTTTGGTAAAGTGCAGCGATTCCACGTTATTTGCAGGGGAAATGAATTTCTCTACAGCAGCGTATCGAATCAGGAATTTCTTGGACAGACCGAGTGACTACGACCCATCACAGGAATACATGGAATTCGAAGTATGATGTTTACAACACGTCAAGTTGTCTCCTTTTGGATTAAGTTCACCATTTTTATTTCATTACTTTTTTATTTTTCAAACTTTCTTATCAGATGAGCGACAAGAAAAGCTATTCAGGCCCATTGATGGGCTGGGTTAACGACCCGATTCCTTCTAAGTACGACGAGAACTCTTTCTCAGTATCCTTTCGGTTGAAGAAAGGCGAACTGAAGGAGATATGGGAGAAGTACGTCACCCCATTGAACGAGAAGGGTGAAGGCGAGAACGCATGGTTCACGATCTGGCAGCAGAAGTCAGGGCGTTGGGGATTGCAAGTGTTTGACCCAAACAGCGAGAGCGCACAAGAGGCTCGTGCTTCACGGAATAAGACTTCATACAAGCCAAAGCCTGTATCAACTCCTGTAGCAGACAATGAAGACGACCTTCCTTTCTAAGGTTGTCATCATTATAGCACGAATTGAGTGGGGGCTGAAGGACATTGTAGTTCTCAGCCCTCATTCATTCAGTGCCAAATCTGAAGATGGTAGGGAGTTCTCCTTTTCATGTCAACTGAAGGAACACAAGGAATACAGCGTTGTCCTTGACGAAACCGATTGCGATTGGATTGTGCTGCACATCAGAAACAAAAAGAGAGGGGACAACTACGTGATGCTTCCAGGAAACCTATGTGGTAGTACCATAAGTTTTGAAAAAATAGCAAAGGTGATGAAACGATCGTGGCACGATGAATCCAATATACTACATAACAGGGAGAGCGAGTTTTAAGAAGGGCAAGAGGACGTTCTCAAAGGACGTATGGATTGTCACTACATACGATGATGTCAACCTCATAAACGCCAAGGACAAGAGAGCTATAAACAGGCTAAGAAGAGAAGAGTTTGGCAAGAAGTGGGAAGAGGGTATGGCAAGGTTAGTTAAGATTTACACAAAGAAACAAGTAGGCATTACAAATGGATAAGGTTACCATTTTCAAGAATATGTACGACACGGAACGTCCTCACTACGTTAGTATTGAAACCGTTCTGAAGCGCATACAAGATGGTTCGAGCAAGTCGTTGGTAGATAAGATACGATCTGGGGATAATGTAAAGAACAGCCTTCCTGTTGTGCTATTCAGCGGTGTCTTTACCAAGCGTCAGGACGACACATTGAGGAAGCATAGCGGGTACATCGTCTTGGACTTTGACAAGCTGGACGATGCTGTTGACGTGAAGGGGCAGTTGTCTATGGATCCCTACATTCATAGCTGCTGGATATCCCCAAGCGGTAATGGCGTGAAGGCTTTGGTGAAGATTGCCGATACAACGAAGCATAGGGAGCACTTCAAGGCTTTGATTCAGTACTTCGACAAGCAGTACGGGTTAGAGTTAGATGGCAGCGGTATTAACGAGTCGAGGGCATGTTTCGAGTCATACGACCCTGACATCATCATCAACGACGACAACGAGACGTTTGCTAAGATGTCCCTTGGTGACGACCCTGTTGAGTCTGAGCCAAGCAAGGAGAGCACTACGGACTACATGAAGCTGAACTTGGCTGCCAACATGATTCGCATGGCAGAAGACGGAGAGAAGCATGCTGCACTGCTGAAGGCATCAAAGCTGTGCGGCGGGTACATAGCAGCTGGGCGGATGGAAGAAGAGGAAGCGTATCGAGTGCTGCTTCGTGAGATACAGAAGAGAGATATTGAGTCGGTTGACGGTGCTAAGAAGACAATCCAAGATGGTATAGAGCACGGGAAGATTCTACCTATATCGGAAACGATATCAAGCGAGAGGGACATCAAGAGACAGATGATGATTGCCGATGGAGATATGTCATTCTTGAGTAGTGATAGTGATGATCTGGATTGGATTAACGACTACGCTTGTGGGAATATCAAGTTGGGATTGACTACGGGTAATGAGGACTTGGATGCGTTTTTTCTTTACAAAAAAGAGTTTGTGGTTATCAACGGACACAGCAACGTTGGTAAGACTACAACGGCCATGTACTTAATGGTAAACGCATCAATACACCACGGATGGAAGTGGGTAGTGTATAGCAGCGAGAACAAAACAGCAGCGGTCAAGATGACATTGATGCAGTTTGCTTATGATATGCCTGTCAAGAACATGAACTCAGACCAAAGGAAGCAAGCATACGATTGGGTAAAGGATCACTTCATTGTTATCTCAAACAAGGATGTCTACAGCTACAGCGATATCATCGTGTTTATTGAGAGGGTGAGGAAGATGCACGAGATAGACGCTGTCTTTATTGACCCTTACAACAGCTTGAAGATAACGATGAGCGATAGGGGTATCGGAACGCACGAATACCACTACGAGGCTGCCTCAGAGATGCTTACATACAGCACCGCGAATGACATCGCAGTTTGGTTGAATGTTCACTCTGTTACTGAGGCGCAACGACGGAAGGGTGACGACGACCTTCCTGTTGCTCCGTTTGCTGAGGACACCGAGGGAGGTGGCAAGTTTGTGAACAGAGCGGATTGTTTCCTTACGATACACAGGAAGGTACAACACCCAGATCCGTACAAAAGAAAGACGACGGAGTTGCACGTCAGAAAGGTCAGGGTGAAGGAGACGGGCGGCGAGCCAACCCCATTGGATGGTCCTGTTGAATTTGTTATGGACTCAAGCAAAACAGCATTTCGGGTGGGTCAGTCTGGGCAGAAATTATTCTCAAGTTTGTCGAACAACTTTAATAATTATAGACAGTTCGATTTATTAAATTTGGGATATGCGCAACAAGCAAACAACAGCTCGGACTAATACAAAAAAGAGGAATCTCGGAAGATACAAAAGCAGCTTGGAAAAAACCTGTGCTGATCTATTGAGAGATAGCGGCCTTGACTTTGAATACGAGAGTAGGGAGTACGTAGTGTTTGAGCCTTTTAAGTATACAGGTACTTATTGGAAGATGACATCCAAGAGTAAAGATATGACAAACAAGTCGGGTAAGGGTGTATTCCCCATCAAGTACACCCCTGACTTTGTTTGCCCTAATGAAACTTGGATCATAGAAACAAAAGGGTACAACAGAAGTCACCACGACTTTCCTATGAGATGGAAATTGTTCATGAAACATTTGATGGAGGACACAATAAGTCCTCCGTCTTTGTTTATTTGCAAGAATAAAGCTCAGATTGAGTATGCCATAAGAATAATAAAAGATGAGCAGGGAATTAGCTGATATATTTTACGGGGCGTGTATGCGTCTTCACGAAGGTATAGACGATTTATACGAGAAATGCTTTACAGACGAAGGAGATCCGAATTATAACTTAGACGCTGTGAGCGATGCTGTTTTAGAGTACAGGAAGTCAGCCAATATCGAATTGGATCTCATCAAAACAGCATTGAAAGAGTACCATGAACAGCAGGAGACGAGACAGTTGGATTAAAGGTATGATGGCTGAGATGGCCTTTGAGAACTTCGCAACGGCTAAGGGTTGGGAAGTGGAGAAGGCCAGCTTTGTTGACGATATCAACAAACACATCGACTACTACGTGTTCAATCCGCTGCTCACTAAGCGTCGTGGGTTTGACATAAAAAAGTCTTCTTCTCCTAATGAGATGTGGATTGAGTACACCAACGTAAATGGAAACGATGGGTGGTTGAGAGGGCAGTCTGACTGCATAGCCTTCTATTTGGACGATACAGATAGGAGGTTTTTGGTTGTTGACAGGGATGAATTGCTTGACTTTTGGGAGTCTGTTGTTGACCCTGTTGTCACAGACGACAAGCGTCAAGCGTACCTGAGGGCTTACCAAAGGGACGGCAGAAAAGACCTCATCGCAAAGGTCAAGGAGGATGATATAAAGGCTTTAGTAACCACAAGAACTTGGGTTATTTGATGTTGTTTTTGGTGTAATTTTACCGTCCCAAAAATCTTTTTTACATGTTACAAACTAAGGAAATTCCTTGGGGGGAAGTAGGCTACCCTGTCTTCAAAAGAACCTACGCAAGGCCGATGGAAAACGGCAAAACAGAAGAGTGGCCCGATACTATTGAGCGCGTTATAGACGCTTGTAGAACCCAGCTCAACTGCGGATTTACCACCTACGAAGAAGGTCAGGTAAGGGACATGATGATGAACCTGAAGGGTACGGTAGCGGGGAGATTCCTGTGGCAGTTAGGCACGGAGACTGTTGACCGACTTGGCCTTCCGTCACTTCAGAATTGTGCCTTTGTGGTAGTTGACGACCCTATTCGTCCGTTCACTTGGGCATTCGAGATGTTGATGTTGGGATCTGGTGTTGGTTTCAACATCCAAAGAGAGAACGTATACCAGCTTCCGAAGGTAAAGGCGCGTGTCAAGGTGGAAAGAAAGGATGAGAACGACGCTGACTTTATCGTACCCGACTCACGCGAAGGGTGGGTTGAGCTGCTTCAGCGTGTTCTTGAGGCTTCGTTTGTAACAGGAAAAGACTTCACCTTTGCCACACACCTCATCAGATCCAAGGGGTCGCCAATCAAAGGATTTGGAGGGACAGCCTCTGGACCTGAAGACTTGGTGTGGGGCATGCAAGAGATCAACAAGATACTGAATAAGAGGTCAGGCAAGAGACTCTCTCCTGTTGATTGCTTGGACATCATGAACATCATCGGACGTATTGTCGTGGCTGGTAACGTAAGACGTTCTGCTCAGATAGCGCTCGGTGATAGTGATGACATTGATTACCTGAGAGCAAAGCGGTGGGACTTAGGCAACATCCCAAACTGGAGGGCTATGTCTAACAACAGCGTAATCTGTTCCGATATCACACAGCTTCCTGATGAGTTTTGGGAGGGATATAACGGCAACGGAGAGCCATACGGACTCATTAACCTTGAGGCTTCTCGCAAGCAAGGTAGAACGTTTGAGAATCAGTACCCAGATCCTGATGTCCAAGGGTTCAATCCGTGTGCAGAGCAGTCTCTCGCTAATTTTGAGACGTGCTGCTTGGCTGAAATCTACCTGCCGAACATAGAGAACTACGAGGAGTTATTGCGTGTGTCACGGCTCTTGTATCGCATCAACAAGCACAGCTTAGCTATCCCATGCGCTGTTGAGGAGACGGAAGATATTGTACACAAGAATATGCGGATGGGTATTGGGGTTACGGGGTATCTTCAGGCCACAGAAGAGCAGCGTTCTTGGCTGTCTGACTGCTACGAACAACTAAGAATTTATGATGATGAGTACTCACGATTGGCTGGATTTCCTACCTCTATTAAGCTCACCACTGTTAAGCCATCAGGAACGCTTAGTCTTCTTGCTGGCGTTACACCAGGAGCTCATCCAGGGTACAGCCAGTATTACATCAGGAGAATTAGAATGGCATCAGATAGCGATCTTGTTAGAGCAGCAAGAGAGCACAACTATCCCATTGAGTACGTGAGAAACTTTGACGGGACTGAAGACAAGGGTACTTCTGTCGTTTCTTTTCCTTGTCAGTTCCCTGTTGGCACTAAGTTCGCTAACGACATGACCGCTGTTGATCAACTGGAAGTCATCAAGCGCTTGCAAGCCGAGTGGTCCGACAATGCTGTTTCTGTCACCATCTACTACCGCAAAGAGGAACTTGAGGAGATTAAGGAGTGGTTGCGTCTCAACTACAAGAACGTCAAGTCTGTTTCATTCTTGTTGCACAACGATCACGGATTCGATCAGGCTCCTTTGGAAGAGATTACCGAAGAGGAGTTCACAGAGTTGCGGGAGAGAGTAACACCTATAACCTCCTTGGATACTTTGTCAATGGACGATATAGACATCCAAGACTGCGAAGGTGGAGCATGTCCAGTACGATGAAGAGGATAGACCAATGCTGGATAATGCAGATGTATTATCTTAGCGATGCGTTACACCGTTAGTGCAGACGCTACCTTAAAATGTGAGGGGCGGCCCAATGAAGGCTGCCCCTCTTTATTTAGGTATATACTGCAATTGATCTTCTCCGAAGTATCCCTTTGGGTTTGAAACCAAGTCGTGAGTCTTGTAATGGTTTCCACTTAGGTAGCCATAGAGCAGCTCTTTTATCGCTGTTGGGTGCTTTGCAGACTTGAGCCACATACCATTTGTGTAGTCCACTGAAGGCCAGTGTCCGTCTTCAGGCTCATAACCAAGTTCTAAAGCCCTGAGCATATTGTATAAGGTCGCCAAATCAGGCTGTGTTTGCTCTTTTCCCCTCTTTATCGGTTTCATTTTTACTTTCTAATAACTCTTGGTTTCCACGAACCTCTTGCAAATCTGTCAGCTCTCCTTGGGTTTTTAAACTCGAACACCTCTCCCCTATCGAGTGCTTCATCAAACGACTGATCGACATAATTGTTTGGAGAGACAGGGTAGATGGTCGGGAAAACAAAGATTTTTCCATCAGCATCTACACTAGCCATCAGGTGAGTAGATACATCACCGTCGTTAGGCATGACACCCATGCCTTTTCTCATGTCTCTAGCAGCTTTCTTCCTACGTCTCTTTATAGTTTTCATTTGGTTAGTATAGTTTTTTATGCCCCATTAACCAATGTGGAGTAGCTTCATAAATTTCCTCTACTGGTATTGATTTCGCTACTTTTTCAGTTACTTCATCATAAGGTCTATATGCCCAATGTCTTCCCGTAAGTACATTCCCATTTGGGAGTATATCACCACGTTTATACATTGGCCCGCTATTTTTAAAAATAACGTCGTCTGCATTTCTTAAGTACGTTAGATTTGGAGCTCCTTTGGCATAGCTAGGAAAGGATGTGGGCCTTGATTTCATTATTGAAAAAAGATCAGATCCTTCTGGAATTATAGTTATAGATCTTACTACTCCAGAAGACATCGCATCTTCAAATGCGTCTCTTCCCGCAATTCTATAGAATGCACTTGGATTATTAAGTTTATTTGCAAATGGGTTAAGTTTATAAGCGCTTTTTAAAGCTGTTCTTGTTAACCCTCTTGCCACCGAAGGGCCTAACCCTATTATGTAATCAAGCGGGCTATCTACTGGGGTTACCCGTCCGCTCCAAGAAAATGGGTATCCGAGCATTTGAATTTCTTCTTGTAGTTGAGCTCGTTTAATAATGTCGCTTAATTCGTTAGCTTCTCGAAGAACGTTAGGATCAATAGGAGATTGAGTGCTTGTGCTTTCGGCTACTGCGTAGTAACCTGTTGGTTTTTTTGTTGGGTCCCCGTTCTTTATCGGCCTCATTTCTGTGACCTCTTGATAGCCTCCTCTGTAGGCGCTCCCTCTTCGCCTTTCTTGCGCATCTTCTCACCTCTCTTTCTCTTGGCTCTAATGTTATCCCACAAGCCACGAGGAGACTTACTCCCGTCCTTTCTTTTTATGTACTTCATTGCTTATAGATGTCGTTTATTACGTCTCTCCAACGTCTCTCTACGTTAATCTCTCTTGATGTACCTACAGGTGGAGCCTCTTCTATGTAATCCCACATGGGGCCATAGCATTGATTCCCATACGCTGATGTTATGATCAGAAGGTCTGTTGACCCTACAATACCATCAGAGTCTATATCACAAGCAAAACAGTTTCCATCTGCTGCTTCACCCCAACACCCAAGAATTGAAATCAAATCATTACTACCGACAACATAATCTCCATTTACGTCCCCAAGACAATTAATATCGTTCTCATCAATGATTGTTGGGCGATTGTAAACCATGTGGTTGTGCATGTACCTAAACTGACCCTCAGTGAATGCTGTTCTGCATGAGTCGATATAGTAATCCATGTGGTTGTTGTGGATGTAGTCAGCCCAAGGTCTGTCAGGGTTGAAGCTTGAGCATACTGGCGATTCACACGTCCAGTTTATTTTGGTCGGAGGGGTGTCACATACGTTGTCATGAATCGTTGTGCAGTCAGCATCAGCATCCTCACCGCAGAAATCTACTCCGTTGAATACGTGATGCAAGCCTAAATAGTGGCCTACCTCGTGGACTAATGTTTTGTTCTCGTCTCTGTTCAAAAACAAATAATCGCCATCCATTCCGAATACTGACGTTTCTACCCACACACCATCAGCTACGTTGTAGTAAGCTGGGTATCGGTAAGCGAATCCCAACACTGTTCCGCACATACGAGGTACTAAGTGGATGTTCATGAACTCATCTGTGTCCCAAGCTTTATTCCCAATATACCCAACCATCGTTGAAGTGCTATAAGGGAAACACTTAGCCCCTGTGGCAAGCTCCCATCCGTCTTGACTCCCGTCAATCATGTCGTGATACTGAATTTGAATCAGGTCGAAGTTGAACAAATAATCTTCAAACTGATCATTCAGGTTGTCAATGGCGTTGTATACATGCTCTTCAGGTATTTCAGCCCATGAGTCGTAGATAGAGTAGTGTACGTGAACGACTATTTTAACGTCCTTCCAGTAGATATTGGATGGATCTTGGTAGTCTTCGTCCACTCGGTTGAACGATTCCTCTTCTAAGACAGCGCACAGGCTGGTAGTATCCTTTTGAGCAAAAGTCAGGATATAACCTGACAAAATAGCTAAGAGTAGAATGAATTTTCTCATCATTTTTTATTTGTCGTCTTCTCAATGGTCCTTCCAGCAAAATACGCACCGAACACAGTGAGCATTAATACTTGTAGCAAATCTACAAAACTCTCGCGTGGCATAAATCCATCGGTCAGCGCGTCCCATACAGTTATAACCATAAAAAATAACAATAAAGCTATCATTATACTAGGTCTTATAAGCTTAGCAAGTTTTACGTCGCTGGACATGTCGGCTTCCCACCTTCGAGTCACCTGTTCTTGCATTCTGACCTCGTAGTCCATCCATAACTTCTCAAACTCAAGCTTATCCTGAGGGGATACATCAGGGTCTCCGTCAACCAACCTCTTGACCACACCAAGAACTCCTTTGTCTGGGAGAAGATCCCCAGCTAAGTCAAGTATGTTAGGTGCTTTTTCTTTGAGCCAATCTCCCAGCTTGCCGTCTTTAATTTTCTCCTCTGAGTTTTTCATATTGCATGTTAAAGTTTGCTATCAATTCCCTCTCCATCTCATTTAGTTCGAACAGCCTATCCTCTCTCTCTGCGTAGTCATCGATCTTTTTGGCTTCATTTTTAGCCTCCCAAATCATCCTGCGCTTCTTGTTTACGTTCTTGTTGTACTGAACAAGCTGCGGTATTCCTCTGTATCTTTCTTTGTCTTCTATCAAATTACCTGACTTCAACTCTTCACCCATCTGTTCTATCTCCTTAGAGAACTCTTCGTACCTATCAAAGTCGTAGTACTTGTTAGCTCCTCCCATAAAGTTTCTGAGTATAGGCATCTCGTTGGCATCCATGTGAATCTTAGAGACATCGAAGTCGGCTTGATTAACGTTGCTGATCAGGTTGCCTGTCCTGGACACAAACCTTCCTAAGCCACCGATATAGTAGTTAACCATGTACATGAGTCCGTCAGGATTTATATCCACCCCGCCTGACACATATTCAGAACCGCCAGTAGCTTTGTTTATGAACTTAAAGGTTTCTTTCCACCAATCAGGACCTCTGAACGAAAGCTCTGAATTTGGCTTGGGCGGGCCGAATGGCAAGTTCTTTTGGAAGACAGGGGATCCGAAGTATGTCTCGTTCGTAAAGACATCCGCTGCCCCTCTAAAGGCTGTTGGTATAAACGACTTGGCTAAATCGGATGCGGAGTCGATGTTTCCGAAGGAGAATGGAACAAATGAGTTAACAAACGAAGAGCCTAAGAACACAGAGGCGTTCATGGTTGTCCTACCACCATTAGCCACCTCCATAAACATCGTACCTAATTGATGGAAGATATTGTATCCGTAAGGGAGCGGAATCTTTACGTGCTTTTTTGGCCCCACCATAATGATGATGTTACGTTCCTTCTCAAAGTCGGCTATTTTGTCGTAGTAAAGGATTCCATCCTCCTCCTCGTCACTAATAGCGTAGTTCATGGCCGTGATAACAGCGCCCAAGTTCATAGAGAAAACAGCAAACTTTTGTGCTGTATTAAGATTGTTATGCCATGCGTCAAGAACACCCTTTGGTTTCTTGGTGCTCTTGAGGGTGAACATAGACCGAAGGAACCTCTTAGTACCCTGTACGGACGATCCAAAGAACAAGAACAGCGTATTCAGCAACGGGCCTAATTCACCTGATTGGTTAAAGTTCACCGTGATGTTCTTGGCTAACAAGGCAGCAGACTCAATATCTTGTCCAGCTTTTCTTGCTTCGACAAAGGCAGCCATTCTGAAGCTGTCCTCTACAGATGCGTTGACATCTTCAACATAACCTAAGATATTCTTCCTCGCCCACTTAGCACCAGCTAAGGCTTTGTTGTCGGCCGTCTCCAAGCTCTTAGCCAACTCCTCTATAGACTGATTGTAAGCCCAACCTGTTCTACCTCCGCTTGACCTGTACTCTTCATAGAAGGCTTTGAACTCAGGGCTGACCTCACCCCCTCTGAAGAGAGTGTACAGGTTCTTGATGTACAAAGGAGACTGAGAGATAATCTTCCACTTGAAGTCTTTTACAGCCAACCCGTCGGGTATAGACGACTCTGCTGCTGAGTTAAAAATGACAGCTCCAGCATCCCTAAAGTAGTTTACGAATACGAACGCGGGGCTCAGCGTAGTGAAACTAGATCGCAGGAAGTTATTGAGGCTTCTAATCTTAGTTGCTTCCAACACATCCATAAACGCTTGCAGCTTCTTGCCAGGGGCGTTGTTGAGTTGGTCAGCATATCTCCTGTCAGCAAAGACGATATAAGACCTCTGACCATCTCTACGAATCTCTACAGCATGATCCATCATCTTACCCTCAGGTCGTTGGTTTGTTATTGTCCAAACAGATGGATCTGGGTTGTTAGCAGCCAAATCGTAAAGCGAGTTGATGACAGTGTTACGTTCACCAGCTAATAGTGTTGCCGCATGCATACGCTCTATCTGAAGCAGTATATTTGCCGCCTGTGTTTTTCTACCCTTTGCCTTAAGGTTCCCGCTGCCTCTAACAGAAAACCCTGTTCCTGATGGAAGCTTAACGCCCGCATCTGTTTGCTGTTCATAATCAGCATCAGCAAATCCTCGCAGCGGAACGTAGAATTGGAACATGTTCTCGTAAGCGTCGATGGTTTCCTGCGACTCCAATCCGTACTCAACCTGAAGCTCACGTATCTCTGCGAGCATCGCGTACACATCGTTAGCCAAGTCTCTCAGCACAGCCAACTGACGCTCGTTGTACTTTCCGAACACTTCCCGAGCTTCTTGTGAGCTCATTCCGCTGCCATCCTGAACCTGTCCTTGAGACCTTTCAAAGATCATCGCGTTACGCTCTCCCGCATGCAGCGCATGTAAGAACTCACTCAACATATCCAAAGAGACACCAGCCTCTGACCTCTTCTTGTGGAAGGGCTCAAACATCTCCCTCTTTGCGTCCTCTAACCTCGCGGCAGATCTTCCGTAGAACAATTGCTCCCTGGAAGAGAACCTAAGAGCCCGTGGCAGCTTGCTTTCAATATCCTTCACCAATTCCTTCACCTCCCTGTACCTGTCTCCAAACATCCTGTCCAAGACTATGCCAAGCATTTCCAACTTAGTCCTATCTAACTGCTTTGCTTGTACTGATTGGGACTCGTCGTCGGCTACTTTGTTGTTGGGTTGGTTTCTGCTCTCCTTGAAGAACCTTCTGTTCTGCTCAGGAGTAGGCTCTATCATCTTGTTGTAGATGTTTCTCATCGGAGCGTTTAACTCCAAATCTATCTCGCTGCCTGTTATGCCTTGGTATATGTCGAGAAGCCACTCACGAAACTTGCCAAACAGCTTCTTCATTCCAGGAGATAACGTCACGTCAGCAGCCTTCTCTGACAAGAATTTCTCAAACCCACGAGCAAAGGCTTCTGAGGTCTCTCTTGTCCAAGTGTCATGCCCCGCCCAAGCCATTATCTGAGCCCTTTCCTCAGGGGTCAAGTAGTGTTCGAATACGTGAGCCAACTCGTGCAGCGGTGTTGAAACATCAGGATCTGTCAGTGAGTAGACAATGAACCTTGAATCCTCCACGACCATAGCGCCCTTGCTGTCTTGGAACAGCATGTCCTTGCCGTTAGCGTCTTTGAGGTAGGTGTAGATGGTTTCCATTATAGGACTTCCATCCTTGTTAAACTGCGGCTCTCCTTTTTTATTAAGCTTTTGCTGCTTAACAGGCTTGACCTTTGGGTCTTTTACTTTAAACCTATCGTCTGTTTTTGCAGCATACTGAACGTTCTTAGCATACACGTTACCTCCAACCTGTATTACCTCATCAGCACTTACAACAGGTGCTTTTGTTACCCTGTCCCAAAAGAAAGAATGCCGAAAAGGGTTCATTCCTACCTGAGTCCAATTAGGAGAGTCAACAATCTCTTCAATCATTCTCTGACCATTCTCTCCTACTTCATTCCAAGTCTCCCCTTCAATATCTACAGGCGTTCCAATCATCCTTGCGAATGTGCTCTTTGACTTGCCTTTGGCTATGTTTATGGCAATATTAGGATCGGTAACAAACTCTACGTTTGTTAATCGTGCAGCTGGCATATAGCTCGCTACCTTTCCATTGGCTACGGTTCCGTCGTGAACGGACACAACCCAAGCGTTCTTATTTAGATACGCGGGTATATCTAGCCTCAAACCAACCTTTTCTAACTTCTCGCCTGTATCTGGATTAACAAACGGCTTGAACATTTTGTCAGCCTTATTTCCTAAACCCTCAGCAGCATGATTTTCATCAACAGCCTTAAAGAACTTTATGATTTCATCAATAGGTGAGTTTTCAGCTACTATCTGTTGAAACTCTTCGTTGGTTATCTTTCCTTCGTATAAATCGTTAGCAGCCTGTTGTACGATTTCGTTTCTGCTGGATATACCAGACTCCTTCATATTCTGAATCGGCGTTTCTAACCACTCTATCTCACCGACCCTACTATGCTCTGTTTTCACCTGCATAGGCATGGTAGAAGCTTGTATCTGACCCCCGAAGTATGACTTGGGCTTCCCTACCTCGCTTAGTTCTAAACCCTGAGTCAATCCTGTTTCGGGATCCATAAACGAGTCATTGTACTCTACATGCTCTTGAAGGAAGTGTATCTTAACCTGTACACCAGGTTTAACCTTGAGCATATAAGGATAGCTTTCGTGTAAATCGCTTTCCTCAGCGTAAATAAGATCCTCGTCCTTTGACATCCCCTCAGGTCGAACAGCCTCTACTACAGCGTAGGCAAACGACCCTGTTGGGTATTTTCTATATAAGTCCCTTACATGAGGCTCAGCCAACATATAAGACAAGCCGTCAACTAAAGATGTTCTTGACGCTTCAGCACCACCTGTAGAGTATGGGTTTCTTATGACCTGTCTTATAGCTAATTGCTGTTCTTTAGGAAGTTTTTTTAATAAAACAGATAGTTCCCCTAAAAAACTGTTGTTGCTGCTATGAAACATCTTAGCTCTGTCATCGAAGGACATATCGTCATAAGACTCGTAGAATCGTTCTTTGACTTTGTTTAGACTAGATCTCTCACTAATCCCATTAGCCTTATCATCTTTTTCTAACGTTCTGATCATAGCGGCCTTGATCATGTCAGGCGTGATACCAAGACCCTTTCTCTTCTTTGATAAACCTATCAATAATTCAACAGCGCCTCTATAGCCAAGCGATGAGTTGAGGATCTTAGCGAAATTCCCCGTCATCAAGGACATCATAGCGTTTCCGCTCTTGCTCTTCCTTGCCGCTTCGTTCAAGGTCTTAGCTGCATTCTCAGCAAGAGTCTTACCCCTAGACGCCCAAAAAGCATTTTGATCAGCGAACTTCATCGGGTAGTAAGCCCCACCTTTGCCCTCGTAGACCAAATCATTGCCTACGTATATGTTCATTGTACCTGCGTCATCTGGTCCGTGAACCCACATGAACTCCCCTTCGAAATCAGCTAACGTTTTGTCTTCTGTTATCCTACCATCTGCTTTCAGTTGCTCAAATCTCTTTGAGTTTTTGTCGTACTCGTACCTTAAGCCAGTCCTACGATCTAAGTAGTTGTTTTGGAACAAGGCTTTACCGCCCTTCTTTAACCCAGCCTCCATGCCCTTGTCTCCCTTTTTGAAAACAATAAGAGCACGAGCAGCATCGAAGGACATGCCAGATCGACGAGCCATATTACCTATCATCCTGTTGGCTATCTCGGCAGCGTGATAAGCCTGTTCAGCTGGTAAGTTGAAAGTCTTTCTCATCACGCCGTACGTCTCCTTCATCTGCTCCTTGGTGTGTGTAGACAGGCTGTTCAAAGCCCTCTCTACCTCTGCGGCACGAAGCGTCTCATCAACCTGAGCGTCGATGGTCATAGACTGAGGTGCATACCCCTGCTTCATTCTGAACCGACCAATCTTGGTGTTTACTTCGTTAAGCTTCCCGTTGATTTGGTCCGCAACCTTTTGCTGAACGTTACCCTCTGTCTCCAACTCGGAACGCCTTCTAATGGCATCATGCAACTGCTTCTCTATACCGCCTTTAGCTGGGGAATCATCAACAGAAATAGCTTTGTATCTTGCTACTAAGTTGTTTATCAACGAGTTAACGTTAAAAAGCTTTTGATGCAAGGCTGGATTTTCTTCCTGTAGCTGCTGATAGGCTTTTACTATAGCAGCGTGTCTCACCCCCATGTTGCTTGCCACCTCATCGAGCCTGTTCTGTAGTTCTTGCTTTTCTTCAGGTGTTTTGGCGTTCTTGAGCTGCTTGGCGAGCTGGTCTATCTCATTCTTTGCTGCCTTTATGGTAGGATCTGAGGATATGGTTTCTACGTTGTGTCTGAACTCCCTGTACTTGGGATCAGAGTCCATTTTTCTTTTGTCCTTGACTTCGGCAATACCTTTTGTTATGCCGACAGCTGTGCCAACCGTAGATCCCAATCCAGCAAACGCCAAACCCATAACACCGCCAGCCATTGCTGCGCTGACGGTTCTGTTCCACATCTCCTCTACGTCAAACTTAGCATTCGGATCACCACCTAAAGTGCGATACTTATAGTCGTTATAGTACTGAATAGCTGACGTAACACCCTCTGTTATAGCCTCTTCTGCAAAACCTCTGCCCATACTAGCTAAGGCTGTCCCCATCACCTTACCTACCATCTTCAGGTAACTGCTCTCTGCCTTAGCCTCGAAAGCAGAAGCCTTCAGCTTGTTAACACCCCTCGATATGATCGCACCGCCTATCAACGCAGGAACTACCTCACCAGCTGCTTGTATGCTAGTGTACATAAACTTCTGCATGTTATCAAGGTTCTGATACCACGCCTCGTCTTTTACGTTCTCTCTGACGTGCACCATCTGCAATCCTGTAGCAAGGATACCTGTTGTGGTCATCTGAGTAGTATTGACGTGATTCTTAATAAACTTGTTAGGGCTTGCAGCCATCTTGTTCCACGCCCTCTTACCCGCTTTCTTTGTTACTAATGCTGTCAACCCCACCTCTGTCATAGGGACTATACTTGATGCCATCAAATCCCCCATAACACCGAAGTAGTCAAGGAACGAATCGAAAGAAGCGCCTTCTGCTTCTACCTTGGCATTAATCTCGTCGATAGACTTGGCGTTAGTGACGTACTCATTTCTCCATCTCTTTGCTAGCTCTTTCTTTATACCCCTGTCAAACATAGCGTTGAAGTAAGTTATATCCTCTTCATCGTACTCCACGTCGTCGGTTGGCTCCTCACCCCAATCGAATGCAAAGTTTGACAACTCTAAGAAACCTATGCCAAGCTCAGACAGGCTCTTACCAAACGCTGACTCTGTATCCTCTTCATCAACACCCTTCAATCCGATCAGCCCGTCATTGTCTATATCCATGCCGAAGGTCAACCCCTCGTCTTTAAGCCTCTCTCTTAAGCCTCTCTCCAGCTCACCAACAGCCTCTTTGTTTTTATAAAAGTCTTCAGGGATAAGCTTTCTAATCTCCTCATTTATTTGAGGAAGTATATACTCACTCTCAAAAGCCTGTACAGCCCTTGAATCCAATCTGTCTAAGTACTCGTTTCTCTTTGTGTCGGAGAGGGTGTTTTGGACACCACCAGATCCACTGAACTGAAGAAAGTCCAATATCCCAGACGGCTTATCTTCAGAAGACTGAAACTCAAACATACCCATAGGGCCTATGCCAGGCAATCCGCTTTCATAGACAGCGTTTTCTGCCTTGTTTCTTTGCTCTACATAATCAGGGTTAGTAGCTTGAATTACATGGAGAATATCAGCATCAGGATTCTCCATCATAAACTGCTCAGGAACTATATTATTCTTTTGCAACACCTCCCTCAGAGCTTTATCCTTTGCAGCATCATAAGCACCAGGTATAGCCCCCATAACTTTATCGACAGTAGGGTTTAGTTGCTTTGTGTTCTCCGATATAGGATTTTGCCCCCTATAGTCGTAGAGAAGTTTCATGGCCTCATTAGCCACCTCTTCGTCAGGCTTCAACAGCCTCATCATGTTGGATGCCGACGGGACATCCATATTGTAGCGAATGAAGTGATTAAAATATTCTTGTGCTGTCTTCGGCTCCATTATCTTGTGGTTGATGTGCTTTGTTTGCTTTGATAAGCTATATTTATCTCTTCCGCTAAGAAATCTCTTTCCCCTTGAGTCAACGCCCCCATTTCGGCGTTCAATCTATTTATAGCGAGAATCTTTGTGCTGTCAGGACTAAACTTAGCTACCTTAACTTGGTCGCTCTGGTTGCCTCCTAATAAGTATATATCTCCACCCTTTGCCTCCGTGAAGAAGGCAACGTGAGCACCTTCAGGCCCTTCAATTACAACAATATCACCTGGTTTAGCCTTATCAACCCCATCCCATCCTTGCGCTATAGGCTCTCCTAAATCAACATACTTTCTTGCTCTAAGCCTATCAAAATTATCACTAGTACGGAGTCTTCCCGCGCCGACGTTTGTGAGCACGTGGTCAGCAAACGCTCCGCACCAAGCAAAAGTATCCGCTGTTACTAATGCTGGCTGCATTGAAACATCCCTTCCGCCAATATTAGTAGCCCCAGCGTTTTTGAAAAACCCAGCTATAGTTGCCTGATGGTCTATATTGTTTTCATCCAAAGAGTAGTGATTTCTAAGAATAAAAGATATAGGGTTTTGAAGGACGTCAGGGTTGTTGTTTATCACATCCTGACCTATTGATGTAAGCTCGTCATTAGGGGCGTAATCAATTGGAAGAGAAGCCTTTAAAGAGTTTATTGTGTCAGCATGAGCTTGCTGTATTGCGTCCGTTTTTAACTGCAATTCGCCTTCGTCTACGATAGGTATAGTGCTTCCTAAATCAAGAATTTCAGGCTCTCCATTTGTCTTGGGTATCTCTACCTGAGTTTTTGGCTCTGACGTTACTTCGGGCGATGCCGCTGGACCTGCTACTTCTTCCGTTGGTGTTTGCTGAGGCGTAGGCTCTACTCCTTTGATCATGTTTTCAGCTATGTTGGTCATAGCCTTAAGATCTTTTGCGTACCCACTCTCCCACTTACCAGGCATAATAGCGTCGATCACATTTGAAGCCGCTCTGTTGAGAATCCCAGCCCTTCTGTTCAGCCCTGCGTTCTCAAGCGACGTAGCGAACTGAGGTGAATTGAGTGTCTCAGCGATCTGTTGCTCGTTGTACCCTCTGTTGATCAACGCTCTTGCAACCCTGTACATATAAGGGTTCTCTCTCTTCGCGTTACCCCTTGTAAAGATGTTGTCGTCCCATACATTTGTTGAATTAACGTCGGAGGTCATAGGTGACTGTTTGCCTAAAGCACCGCTTTCAAACATAGCCTCTACTCGCTCTTCGTTAGTAGGCGTTTGCTGAGTTGGCTGTACTATTTCCATTTCTTGAGAAGCAGGAGCAGCTTCTTGCTGTCTTGTTTCTTGTGCTGTCTTTACTCTCTCCCATTTCTCTTTAACCCGTCTGTCTCTTTCTCTCGCAGAGTTTTCTATAGACTGCCTAAGCAAAGAGGCATAAGTGTCTTTGCCACCACGATATTCTATGATGGTTCTTGCTATATCAGACTCAGGGTCTAACACCTCTACATACTGCTTAATCTGATCCTCAGTGTCCGTACCCACTGTGGAATCTGTCATACTCGTTCCTTCACCTGGCACAATCTCTTCTCTAAGAACATAAAAATTACCATCAGCACCGACATTGACAGCAACAATCCTTTCGTCCTCACCCAACAAAGCGGGGGCGACAGAATGGTCCACTGGGTTGGTAAACACCTTCATGTCTTTGAACCCCACCGTGGATATGTTTGCTTCGTGTATTACGTCTCTATCAGCTGTCTCCCAATCTATTCCATCTATTGATGGCAAGCCTTCTATAGATGAAGCTTGAATATCTGCGATCTCTAAATCACCCTCAGGGTCAAAATAACCTTGGAATATCTTGTCCTCGGCAGCTTTTTTATCGGCAGCTAACTTGGCCTGTTCATCCATTCTGCTCTTTTGCATAGCTTTAGCCTCCTCGCCAGCATACCACTTCAAAGCCTTTTCGTACTCTTCAGGATCTGCAAGCGTTTGAGCCATTAAATTATTTAGTTGCTCCTCACTCCTTATTGCATTTAATTTCCCTTGACTTTGTAAGTAATGAGAAACAGCTCTTTGCCCCAACTCTTCCTCGCCTTGAGCGGCCATAAATGCATTTTCAACAGAAGACAAAAGATCTTCTGTTTTTACAGCAGCAAACTTATCGTAGTTCTCAGCAGCGTAAGTGCCTATAGGATCTACTTTTTCTAATAAGCCACGCTTCATAAATACCAACGCATCGCTTCCGTTGATATACTTGTCTTGGAAAACAGACACTGGTTCTGACTCACCGTCAGACATAAGGACACCCTTTAACGGATCGAAAGTAAGATTTTGATATGGCTCGTTATGAATTCTATTGTACTCAGCGGTTGCTTTATCTAAAGTGTCGATATAAGCTGTTGGGTCCTCCATCACAGAAGCAAGGGACGCATTGTTTACGTTCTGCAACTCCTTAGCGCTGGTGATGTACTGATTCACCATAGCCATTTGGTTGGCAATAGTCCGCTTCACCTCGTCAGAAGGTTTCTGAGCATAGTACCCCATCATCTGCTCTATGCCGTCAGTCCACGTCTGAACAACACCCAAGTGCTTTTTCCCAAGGCTTGCAGCGTTGGCATTCACCACCCCCATGTTTTGGCTAAACAGATCAGCTTGCTTCCTCTGTTCCTCCTTTTGCTTCATAAGCTGTTTAGTGAGCCCGTCGAACGGCCCGTCCTTCCTCGTCGAAGCTTGTATTCCTTTTGTAAGCATATTACTTCATAAATGCGTGAAGTACCTCCCTTGCTTCCTCAGGGTCTACGTCACCTTGTGTTATCTCTCCGTTTCTCATCAACTTCATCATAATCATCTTCAAGAACTCGCGCTGCTCAGGGTTGAACACCAACGTCTCGTCGCCTGTCATCTCAGCCTCTACTTCCCCTCTGTCGTTGTACACATACTTGGGATTGGACTCGTGATTAAACTCCCCGTCGAGCCTGACAGAACCACCTTCCTCTTGACTGCCTTGAATAGGTTGTTGATTTGTTTGAGTAGTTCGCCCTAAGAAAGCAAGCATATCGTTTACTGATCCCTGTCCAAACTCATTACCCGCAGCCACACCAAATCCTTCCAATCCAGCACCCAATCCCGACAAGCCCGTTTCTGTACCCGCTTGATATCCACCCAAAGCTGCTTGCAAATCAAACATCTGCTTATTGATACCCGCCTGAGTATTGAACTGATTCGTTTGAAACTGAGCGTTAGCCAAATTGGTTCCAGCTTGTATCTCCTGCTGTTGCTGTCTTGCTGATGCGTTGGCTATGTCAGAAAAGTTCTGTCTTGCCGCTCCTGTAGTCGCCGCCATTCGCTCTCTGCCGCTACCCAATGAGTTGACTATATTGCTAAACCTTTGGTCTGCCGCTTGCTTTTCAGCTTGAAAGGCTTTGCTGTTCTGAGCTGCCTTGTACATCTTGTTGTACATCTCAGGCGTTTGCAGCATAGGAAGCTGTTTGTCGAGGAGGCCACCCGATCTGGTTCCGTCCTCTCCCTTCTCTCCGTAAAGGCGATCTTTCGCTCTTCTTCTATCGGCAAACCCCATAATAGCTTGGGTTGCTCCTGTTAATCCTTGCGCTAATGCAGCTATAGTTAGTGGATCCATTGTGTATTATTTTTGGCTCAGTTCAGCACCCAAGTTTGATCTGTCAAAGTGAGTGTTTACTGAGAATAGTTCGTATTGATTTGTTGAGTTGTTTGTAAGGGTGATGACACAAAAATAATCCCGTATTGGGTCTCCTGAGTCAGCAAAAGAAATGTATACATCGTCACCAGTGCTAACCCCTGATGCATCGGTAACGTTCATGGAGTACGCGGTGGAAAACGACAAAAAGTCAGAGCTAACGTATTGATTACCAACATATAGCTGAGATTCATACGGAACATACATTGAAGATACAGGGGAACTGAACGTAACCGTGTTGCCTTCAATAGAAGAAACTGTTCCTATGTACTGAAGCGTCACTGCCGCCAAAGTGTCCCTTGGTATCTCGTGATGCAACCCTCTTTCTCGAATCCTCCAGCTGCTAAAGTTTCCTGTTCCTTGACCTCCAGGCGTTGTAATATTAGCCGTCCAAT